AGGAACTTGCAGCTTCTCTTCTGAGAGAGTGATCATCGGCAAGAAGCCACGGCATATGCCGTAGCGTACTAGCACAGGCTTTTCATCTGTGCAGTGTATCTTCCAAATCCTCTCCACAATTTTGTGGACCTGCGGCTTAGGCGGCAGGGGCGGAAGCCCCTTATTGCGTCGTTGAGATTGTTGGATGCGGCGGCGCTTTGCAGCGAAATCGCGCATCCTTCGTGTTTCGCAGGTTCACTCCTAAGAGATCCCCCGCATGAGATTTGGGTATTTGACTAAAATCATTCCATTTTCACGATAGCGTCTTTTGCAGCAAGTTGTTCGGCCTGCTTTTTAGTGGGAGCTGTTCCCGTTCCCATTTGTCTTCCATCTGAGCCTAGGACTGCAACAGTATAAGAAGTCAGAGAACCCGACAAAACAGTGTACGTTGGAGTCGTGTGATATTTTGCCTGATACACTTTTTGCAGTTGTTCTTTGAAGTTTCGATTATTCATCAGAATACGTGGGATATCAATGTACGTTTCAACCAAACAAATTATGAAAGAATAAACAGCTGGAAAGTTTTCGGATTGAAGCCACAGGGCTCCAATAAACGCTTCTAGGATATCTCCTAGTTTCTTGGAGTTTTTTCGACCGTCGCAAATATCTTCATTGTGTCGCGAAATTATATAGAATTTATCTAACCCTATTTTTTGACTCAGAGAACCGAGCATTTCATTACAAACGATTTCCTTTTTCAAGTCAGTCATGAACCCTTCGTTCTCAGTTGGAAATCGTTTCATAATGTAAGTAGATACACAAGCGCCCAAAATAGAATCGCCTAAGTGTTCTAATCTCTCGTACGAATTCTCAAATAACGCAAGGCAGTCGCTCGGTTTAGGAGCTAAAGTTGCTGATTCTCCTGTGGGACTCGTGTAGTCTGTTCGCTTTACGTATGAAGAATGAACCATTGCCATTTGGAACAGTTCAGTATCCTTGACCTCAAATGGGCACTTATGCTTTTCAAGAATAAGCGAAATATCTTTCTTTGCAAATAGACGATTTTTAGGATTAAAGGGATTGTAAACTGCCATTCTTTTTATATTAAAGATATCTCTTATGTTAAGTTCGTTTTCTATTAAAAATTTTTCAATTTATTTTTTGACAACGCGCTCAATGCCGTATTCGTCTGAAACTAGCATTGGCTTCATTGTTTCGCAAATGAATTCATAACATTCATCTGCGCTCGGTTTGTCGGTTGTCTTGTGATATTCTTCCAGCAATTGCTTGAGCAATCCTTTAGAAAGATTCCAAGGTTTGTTCCACTTTGTTGGGCGCAAGATGCGAATGTAAGAATTATCTTCAGACACTTGTATTTTCTCGTAAGCTTTAAAGTCTTCGCTACTGAAAATTTCAATAAGATTCATTTCTGCTTGTGCTCGAATTTTACGAAGTTCTTGAACTTCCGCATTTTTATCGCGAAGCTTATTATCGATTTCGCAGTAGGTTTTAACGTGGTGTTTTAGTCCTGAAACCTCCATTTTTATGACTTTGTTCACATAATAAGAATATCCGTTTTACAGTAAGGATGTTCTTCAATGAACAGCAGATTGAAAGTTTAAGACAAGTTTATAATTCTGAACATCGTAAAGATTCGCCTATTCCGCAAGGAAGTTCTGAAAATGTCTGGAAAGAAATCCAGTTACGAATGCGCCGACAATGTGATCGTGGAACTGCAGAATGTATTATTGCCTCAATGATGTCTCGACCCACTGCCCCTGAATCCTGGAAGACGCATCCCGAAGAATGGCTATCTTCAGACGATATTGACGCAATTGAAAAACAGTATGCTCGAGTTCTTAAAAACTATTACTATGTTGGAACGGTTCCAATTGATTTTGACAAGAAATCCAAAACAGGCGAGTGTCTTGTGGATTCACTTTGTTCATTAGATATTACTGCCTTGTATAAAAAAGGCTACACGCAAATAGGAATTGTTTTCAATACTGATAAAAGCACTGGACCTGGCAAACACTGGATTGCATTATTTTGTGACATTCGGCCAGAACTTGAGTTTCCTCGCATAACTTATTTTGATTCTTATGCCAACAGACCAGAGAAAGAAGTACAGACCTTAATGCAGCGATGGAAAGAACACTGGGATGCTACTGGAATACATTCTCAAGGAATGAAGAAGACATACAATAAAACTAAACATCAGAAACAAGATTCTGAGTGTGGAATGTACTGTTTATATTTTCACCTTTGCTGCCTTGCTGGAATTTCGATGGAGCAACGTATTCCCGACGAAGTTGTAAGGGGGTTTAGAGGAATGCTTTTTAAAGTAAACTAATGGGAGCTAGAGAATATATTTGGATAATTAGTGCAATTGGAGGGATTATTATTGTAGGCTGGGCGATTGCTAGCGCTATAAAATCATGGACTAATGTATAATGGAAACAGTCAAGAATTTTATGGCTGGTAAATCAACATATTTTTTAGTATTTGCCGCATTTTCAGGCGCAGCAATAGTGATTGTAATTGCTTACTTCATTTATAGTTTACTTGCTCCTTCAGAGAGTCAGGCATTGGCAAAAGCAACGCCAACATTTTCGGCTTACCAAAGTGTTACCAAACTTGCTCCTCTAGGATGCCCTCAAACTCCTTCTTATAGGCTCTGTGATTTTTACGTAGCTTCATCTGGATATTCTTTGTTTCCTGGTTCTCAAATTTATGATTATATTACCGACCAAATTATTCCGCTTTTGATGAAAGCGGGTCCTCGCCTAGTCGAATTGGATATTTATGCGGATTCAGATAACAAACCAGTGGTTGGTCTGAAGAATCAAAAACTAGGAACCGATTATGCTTATAATACTGTTTCGCTGGACGCATGTTGTGTAGCAATTGCAAATAATGCTTTTAATAGCGTATCTTGCCCTGTTAGTAGCGACCCATTTATTCTGAGCCTTGTTTTCCATACGAATAAAACTGACGTAATAAACGCATGTGCAGAAATTTTGAAAACTACGTGTCGGTCTTACCTTCTCGACACAACGTACAGTTATTCTCGTAAGAATTTGGTAGTTGAACCCATTTGCAATCTCCAGCGCAAAATCATTGTTGTATCGGGAGGACCGATGAAAGGAACGCTAATGGAAGAACTTGTAAATCTATCTTGGTCAACTTCTCACTTGCGTCGTCTCACGTATACTCAGGCATCGCAGCCCCACGATAGCGACGAACTTATCAAACATAACCGCGATGCAATCACGATGGTCGTCCCCGACTTGGGGTCTGATTTAGTAAATGTAAATCCTCAAGTTTTGCTTTCGTATGGCTGCCAGTGGATTCTCATGAACTATGGTTCAGTTGATACCGCAATGGAGAACTATATTGGCGAGTTTCAGGAAAACAGCATTGTGCTTAAACCCGTCGCGTTACGAGCCCTCGCCCCCAAGAAATTCAAGACTCCGACATTGCCAGACCCGAGCGTTTCTTTCCAGCCAATGCAGAAGATTTCGCCAATCTACAACGTCACAGTATAAAATCTCAAGTAAATGTAAAATGGCAAACGCTTGGCTTGCACACGTTAAAAAGACGATGAAGTCGCACAAGGGTCAGAAGTTCAGCGCTATTCTGAAGATGGCCAAGTCTTCTTACAAGAAGCACGGCAAGAAGCACGGTGGTGCTAGCCCAACTTCGACGGCAACTCCTCCTCCTCCTCCTCCTCCTCCCATTGAGGAATCTGGCACGCCTGCTCCTGCTGGAACGGGTGGTCGTCGTCGGCGTAGCTCGTCTCGCCGCACGCGTCGTCAACGTCGGCGTTAGAGAAAAAAAGAGATTACAATAAGTAAATACAATGGGTGGCGGACTTCTTCAATTAGTAGCATATGGAGCTCAGGACGCATACCTCTCTGGAAATCCCCAGATTACTTTTTGGAAAAGTATGTTCAAGCGCCATACCAATTTTGCGATGGAACCCTTTCGCGTGAATTTTAACGGCCAGGCTGCGTGGGGTACGAAGCATTCCGCTGTCCTAGGTCGTCATGCCGATTTGCTGTACTCGACATATCTCGAAGTCGTTCTTCCTCCAGGTGCATCAGTCAATAACGACCAAATGCGTCTAGGTTACAATCTTATTCGCTACGTTGAACTTGATATTGGCGGACAAGTTATTGATCGTATTTATGGCGAATGGCTATATCTGTGGGACTGTCTTACAAATGATGGTGCAAAATTTCAAGATTTGTCAAAAATGGTTGCAGCAAGTTTAGCTGCTGGTGCAGTTACAGTACCTGCAAATGCCACATGTTCTGAAGGAACAGGTAATCACGCAGTTCTTCCTACTGTTCTGTATATCCCCCTTTATTTCTTCTATACCCGCAATCCTGGTGCAGCGCTTCCCCTTATTGCCCTTCAGTACCATGAAGTGAAAATTACGCTTCAGTGGAATGATGCTACGGTTATTGCGGGTAACTTTGTGACCGATGCAAGCTCTCTTCCCCAACCCGTACAGGCTTCTATTTACATTGATTACATTTACCTGGATACGGAAGAGCGCCGACGTATGGCTCAGCAGTCCCACGAGTACTTGATTGAGCAAACGCAGTACAATGAGGATAAGGGCATTTCGTCTTACAATAACCGCATTGATTTGACGTTCAATCACCCCGTAAAAGAGCTTGTATGGGTTGTTCAGCCTTCGTATTACACGAACTGTTCTCTTGCAAAGGCAAAGGGTCGAACGCGCCTCCAGCCTTTCACATATGACCGCAACGCTGTTTTTGAACAGTGGATTCAGTTTAACGGCCAGGACCGCCTAGATCGCCGATATGGTGATTATTTCAACAAAGTTCAAAAATACCAACATCATTCTGGATACATGTATACCCACAACTTTCAGTACGGTCTCTATATGTACTCGTTTGCACTTCGGCCCGAGGAGCACCAGCCGTCAGGAACGTGCAACTTCTCGCGCATTGATACGGCTACGATTGTTCTAACGATGAATGGAGACCAAGTTGTTAACCCCGACAATGATGATACGTGGGATATTCGCGTATATGCAGTCAACTACAACATCCTGCGCATCATGAGCGGTATGGGCGGTCTTGCGTACAGCAACTAGACGTTTAGAACAAAGCTAAATATTAATATAAAATGACAGATACGTGTCCTGTGTGCCTTGACGATATGGATATGAAATCTTTTGAAGATGAACGAAACTCAACTGAAACTTGTGTGAAACTCGATTGCAAACATGCATTTCACACAAGGTGTATTATAACTTGCCTTTCTACTGCAGATAAAAAGTGTCCTCAGTGCAACACTCCAAAAACATTTGAGGAAGAAGTAACTAGCGAAGGTCTTATAAAAATGTGTATTCAAAGATTCAAGAAGCAACCAGAAGTTAAAACTGTATTGCAAGAAATGAGTATTGCTAAGAAAGAACTTTCTGGGAATTTGAAAATTTTGAGACAAGATGTAAGAAAGTTTGTTCTAGAAAAAGTTAAGGAACTTAATATGGCTCCTCAGCGAAAATACTTTATTAAATGCCTTCGGAAAATGCGAAAGTTAATTAAATCGGAAGCTACAAGGCTTGGCCCTATGTATGTTGGAGTAATTGAGAACGATAGAGGTTGGCGTTCAAGATATGGGGGCAGTTCAGTAGAGCGAATGATTTATGGTTGCCAAACATGGTCGCTTTACCGTATTAAGAATCCTTACCTTCGGATGAAACTTTTTTGAGTTTTTCCAGATACAAAATAGCATCCATCAATTCTTCCTGCATATGCTGCACCCACTGTAAAAAATTTAGATCAGTTCGGTCCAAATTTGTTCCGTATTTCTTTTGTCCAAATTCTGACCTTTGCTTGAAGCTTGCAATCACTGAAGCAACAATAGAATCTTCCATTTACTCTGGTGAGTTTTTCGTATTAAAATGTCATCATGCTCAGGTCTTCATGTTCTTCCATAGACTCAATAAGTTTATTGACTTCATCAAGCTGCTCTTCGACTGGCGGAGGAACTTCCTCATCTCCATCAGGAAATTTGGTTTCGTCTATCAGCACTTCCACAAGTCCTGTTCCGCAAGGAGGTTTCTGGCCAAACATGATGTTGGCAGACACACCTTTCATGTTATCAACTTCTCCCAGAATAGCGGCGTTAAACAGATGCTTGGCTGTCTCTTCAAACGAAGATTTTGCCAAGACACCGTTCTCTGCATTCTTGCTCATACCGTTACGGTCAACCTTTAGAGGAAAGCCAGGATAGGTCATTGCGTCGACCAGCATCATCATGTGGTGGTAATCGATTGGCGTGTCTTCGAATACCATAGTGAACTCGTCAAACAAAGCTACGCGTGCAGCCTCAATTCCGAATATATCAAGAATTTCGTGAATATCGTTCGAGAAGAACCGAGTGGAATCTACGCCTGGAACCATTGCAAGTTCGAGAAGGTTTGTTCCCTCTACATCCATAACCCACTGTCCAGTTGCAGAATACCCTCCAATCATTTCATCATATATCATCTCGCGTTCAATGCGACGAGCGTATACGCGCCCCGCCCCTTCAATTCCAGAAAGAACAGTATCTAAAAGCTTATCTTCAATGAACCGAAGCGAAAGAGCGTTCTTCACAACATCTTTCGGAAACGAGATTCGCATCACAAGTTTATCAGGACTGTTGACATTGCTGGGGATGCATTCAAATACTTTTAGAACTTTGTTGTTATTAATTTTTGTAGCAATCATGGCCATATCGATAACACTACTGCGTGCAGCCATTTCAAGACGGTCGAACTCCAGGCGAATAATCCACGGAGATGCACAGCTGCTCTGAACATTTGAAACAGAGAACTTTGCATACGCTCGGAGAATTTCTCTGTCCTCGGCTATAGACGTACTTCCAAGAAGGTAATCGCCATCGTAATAAATTCTGACGGATTTGGTGATATCCCGCAAGGTAGTTTTCTGCATGGATGCTCGTTTCTTCATTGTCTCGTCAGTTGAGCTAGCAATATCCTTGTGCAAATAAACTATGTTCATGGGAGTTTTAGGATTCTTGGTAACTTCGAGAAGCTCGCGAATACGCGGTACTCCTGCAGTGGCATTCGCTTTAGCGCTGCCTGCATTGTGGAAAGTGTTTAGCGTAAGCTGAGTCGTGGGCTCGCCAATAGACTGTGCGCCAAGAGTGCCTACCATTTCGCCAGGATGCACTCCCGATTTCACTGCACGAAAATGAACCTCTTTCATCATTTCATCGAACATATCTTTCGAAAGACGCATATCGATAATAACTTTTTTGGGAGCAAAGAAGAATCGCATAGCAATCTGCATGAGTTTGTTTTTCTTTACCCAACCAGTCTCGAATGCTTTATTCAGCTCAGACACGATGTACTCGGGAGTCAAGTCGGTCTTTACAGAATAAGGATTGCGATACTTCTTTACAATACGGTCAAAGTTTACAGGAAGTTTTACTGTGTCGTTTTTCTGGTAGCGGATTACATTCTTCATAAGGCTTTCGCGGTCTCGAAGAAGCTCATCCACTAAATCTGGAATCTTATCTAGGTCGCCTTTTACGATTGATGGAAGGTCTTCTTTCGAAAGAGCGAAATCACGATAAATATCTTCTAGGCTCATTTGCGCAAGACCAATTGTCACTGTTTCTACACAGATACTATCAATCCCATCACCTCCATAATTGTACTGAACAATCGCACCATTTACGTTACGAACAGTGCCATCGTACGCGACATGAATATCTTCCATAGTTTTTACAAGTTTGCGCTGAATGTACCCTGAATCTGCAGTCTTGACGGCTGTATCGATAATACCTTCGCGACCACCCATTGCGTGGAAGAAGAACTCGGCGGGACGAATTCCTGCAATGAAACTATTCTCGACGAATCCTCGCGATTCTGCTCCATCATCAAACTTGTGAAAGTGAGGAAGCGTACGGTGATTCATTCCGTACTGAATACGACGTCCGCCAATTTCCTGCTGACCTACAGACGAGGCCATTTGAACAATATTGTTATCTTTGCCCTTTGACCCAGAATCCACCATTTGCTGCATACGATTGCTCGGAGGCATTGATGCAATA